GTGTTGTCGTTTGCTTCACGTTTTGCTAAATCTGCCCGTTGCTTTTTAAGTTTTACGTGCTTTTCAATCAGCATGTCTAACTCTTTAATTTGCATTCCGCTTTTGTCGCTCACGTCAACTAACATGACAATGCGGCGTGCAATCGCGTCGTCTACTTCTTCTTCGCGTAGTAAATCACTCCAGCTATATTTTTCAGCCCAATGATAAATAATGCGCTTATTGGGTAAATTCAAATCAAGCATAATTTCATCAGGCGTTGAACGTCGTAAATAAAGCCGTTTTGCTGCTTCTCTGATTTCGGGGGAATATGCCATTTTATTACTAGGGTTATTGATAAACTGCCAACAGTGTATTTATTTACAAATAACTAATAACCCATTAAAAAGCCTAGTTTTTCCTAAATAGTAAAATTAGGAATTACGAATAAGTTAACTGCGTGATAAGGCTATTTTTTCCCGTTATGCTGCCTGCAATTAAAGAAAGATTACTAACGAGTAAAACACTTATGCCAAAGAAAATGCCAGACACTAACACCGCGCAAACGGGTTGGTTAATTGCTGCCACTGAGGGAGCTACTGTTGATGGTAGAACCATTACAAAACAGTGGATTAATGAAATGGCAGAAACCTACGCTATGGACGTTTATACCGCTGTAATTTGGCCTGAGCATTTTCGCTCAACATGGGGGCCGTTCGAGGGTAAAAATTGGGGAACTATTGACGCAGTTAAAGCCGCCAAGCAAGGTGGAAAACTGCGTTTATTCGTTAAATTAACGGCAAATCAATACTTGCTTGATGCGAACAAAGACGGGCAAAAGCTATTTATGTCTATTGAGCCCAATACCGACTTTACTGGTACAGGTAAATGTTACCTGCAAGGTTTAGCTGTTACCGATTCCCCCGCCTCAACAGGCACTACCCGTTTAAAATTCTCTATGGGTAATGATGAAATAGAGCACGACTACAGCGGACTTGAAGTGCTGAAACACAGTGACTTCATTTTTACTCATAGAGAACCCACTTTTACCGCAACAAAGAAAGACACGCAGGTCAAAACCCTGCTAACGCAACTTATCAATTTATTTTCAACACAGCAGGCAACGGATGAACCCGACAACGCCGAGGACGAACCTATGAACAAAGAGCAATTTGAAACCCTTATGGGCACAGTAAACGGCATTAATGGCAAAGTTGACGGCCTTGAAACTAAGTTTAAAACCATTGAAGAAAAGGTAAACAAATTCAGCACACCACCAGGTGACGATGACAGCGGTGGTGATGGTAAAAATGATGCTGATACTGGCGGTGACGGTAAAGAAACCCCCATTGATACAAGCGTTACTAAAGAACAATTTAGCACATTAACCGATGGTATTAATTCGTTAACAGAAAAGCTTGGTGGTTTAGAAACCAAGTTTAACGAGCTAAGCAAAGAAACGGGCGGACAAGAACCCAATCCAGCCGGGCAAGGCGAAAGCGTATCACTTGTTTAAGTGAGTCAAGTTAAACGAAAGAGTTCAACCTAATTACAAAATTTAAGCGAGCAAAACTATGCAATTAAATACACAGGCAAGCACATTCTTAACTGAATTTGGCCTGCAATTATCAAAATCTTACGGTGTTGAAGCGGTTAATAAACAGTTCAACATTACAGGTCCTCAAGAAACAAAACTAAAAGCCGCGCTATTAGAAGCAGTTGAATTTTTAAGCCTGATCACAACCATGGAAGTTGACCAAATTAAAGGTCAAGTGGTTAAAGTGGGCAACTATTCTATTGCAACAGGTCGCAAAGGCGGTGCACGCTTTATTTCTGGGCAAGACGTTGCCGGCCATACCTATGAGTTAACAGAAACTGACTCATGTTCCGCATTAACGTGGGCATTATTATCTGTTTGGGGTAATGCGGGTAATCAAAAACAGTTTATGCAGCTAATGAATCAAAACGCCACTAAACGTTTTGCTTTAGACATGTTGCGCGTAGGCTTTAACGGTACCTCTATTTCGGCTAATACTGACCCAGTAGCTAACCCACTTGGTGAAGACGTTAACAAAGGTTGGCACCAAATCGTCAAAGAAAAAGCGGCTGCTCAAATTGTTACCGACCCTATTTATTTTGACGTTGACGGTGCAGGTGATTACAAAACATTAGATGCAATTGCGACTGAATTGAAAAACACCTTAATTCACCCCGCATTACGAAGCGACCCACGCTTAGTTGTTTTAGTGGGTAGCGATTTAACCGCGACTGCACAAACAAGCATGATGGATAAAGCCGACACGCCTAGCGAGAAAGTTGCCGCACAACAAATGGATAAAACTATTGGTGGTATGACTGCTTATACGCCCCCGTTTTTCCCTGGTAAACGTATTGTCGTCACTATGCTGTCTAACCTGCACATTTATACGCAAAAAGGCACTAAGCAGCGTAAATCTGAAAACGTGGAAGACCGCAAGCAGTATGAAGACAAGTATTGGCGTAATGAGGGCTATGCAATAGAAGAATTCGAAGCATATGCCGCTATTGATGAAGCTGCGGTAACTATTGGCCCTAAGCCTGTTGTTTAGATAAAGCAAATTAATAACGCGTTACTCTGTGGATAAACATTTACAGAGTAACGGTACAGCTAAACAAGCCACTAATTATCTGGAAAATACTATGTCGGTTATTCAAAGTTTTAAAAAGCGTCAGCTTAAAAAGCAAGTTGAACAAAAAGAACAAGTAGAAAAAGCAATTGATAAAAATGCTCATGATCAAAAAGAAAACGAGCCAGAAAATACAGTGCTTTCTCTGTTGGCTAAATTACTCAATGTTGCTGAACAAGATGCGATTAGCGAAGCCACTAAATACATTGAAAGTAACATTACCTTTTTTGCTGAAGCTGAAAAAGAACAGGTTAAAGAGCCTAGCACGGCTGAAACTGTTCAAAGTGCAGCTAGCGATGTTGAATCAAGTGCTGAAAACGTGAATAGCGCAGCAAGCAAGGTTGAAGATGCCAGCGATAATTTAGCGTATTCGGCTAGCGATATTGCCAACGCTACCGAAGAATTAAAAGAAGCGGCAAGTGATATAAAAAAGCCATCAGAGGAGGAGCAAAAATCCTCCAATGGCGAGAACAAAAACAAGCCAAAGAAAAGCTCGAAAAAGTAAAACTAACGGGCAATGCACAATATGCCCCTAGTTTGCATTTGCAGCTTGTAGACCTTGAAAGCGATTTAAAACGGTTAAAAGGCTTTGCTCGCAGAGTTGACAAAATAGCACACAAACGTGATGTGTTGTTGCCCAAATGGCTACCTATAGTGGCTGATTATTTAGAAACATTAGACAGTGAGAAAAATAATGAAAATAGCAAAACGATTGATAACCCTCTTTTCAGTTATTGCACTTTGTGGTTGTTCGATGTCGCCAATCTTAGCCAAGGACTTGAATACGCATTCTTTGCCATTGAGCATCAACAGCCAACACCACCAAACATTAAAAGACAATGGCCCGGGCTTATCGCCGACACTATTTTCGACTGGGCAGAAACTGAAGCTGAACATGGTAGAAGTATCGAGCCATATTTCGGTCAAGTATTTGAGCGTGTTGCTAATGAGTGGAAACTCCCCGAGCAAGTTACCGCTAAATATTACAAATTTGCCGGGCTCGCACTGCTTAGAGCCAAAAATGGAGATGTTACCCCATCACACGTTGGCAGCATCAAGCGGTTACGTCAGGCCGATGCGTTTTTAGAAAAAGCGGCATCGCTGCATAAACATGCACAAGTTAAAACCGTGCGCAGCCGAGTAGCAATGAGAATTAGGGCAATAGAAGAATTAAACGCACAGTAATTATTGCAAGCAACGACTCCCAACCCTCCAGTGCACTAGCCGAGTGTTTAATGGGCGACCATTAATAGCCACGTTGACGCTAACTGCACTGAACCTTTTAAGCTGTATTAAGTGAGTAAGACATGACCTTTGGTTTTGAAGCAGTAGAGCAAGAAAGCATTACTATTGATGCCGATAGCGGATGGCCTGCCTTGGCTACTGATGAGTTTCGTCAACACCGACGCATACCCGAAGTTTATGAAGAGTCCGTATTGGCTGACTCACTTAATCGCAGTGTTAACGAAGTACAACAACAAATAGTTTCCTTTTTCATGAAGCGAAAAGACAAGGATGTCACCCCATTCCCTTTTACTATGGATAATGGTGTGCCTGAGTTTAGCTACGCACAAACAAGTATTTACCGTGGTGCGGTGTATGCGCGTTCTCATGCTGATTTAATGGGGTATTTTTCAGCGGTTGACCAAAAAGCCGCAGGCAATAACAAAGCACAAGATACTGATCAGCAAAGTATTATTTTAGCGCATTCTAACCGCGGTATTCGTTTATTGATTGGCCTTGGGCGAGCAGGAGTTCATGCATTATGAGCCAAACAAAAACAAGCCTGCAACAATTAACCGAGTTTTTATTAGTAAGCTTAAACCCCGCTATAAAAGCCAACGATATTGACGCATGGCAAGAACGCGGTACGTTAGTGTTAAGCGGCAGCGATAACGGACAAGACGGTTTTGAGGTAGCTAAGTGGAAACATAGCGCAGTAATTGCTATTGAAAAATTTCCCCATCGAAAAATTAACCCTTACAACCTGCTTGCTGTGTTATCGGCTTTTTTGCTTGATAGCGGTTGGCCGCGTGATGAATACGACTTAGATGATCCTGAATTAGATATTGAGATTACCAGTAAAGATAACGCAACCATTCTAATTGAAGTGATGTTAATTGATGACATTGATTTAATACCACACGAGCAAGGGCCTATTTCATTTAATGGCCAAAAATATTACGTGTCACTTGCTTCAACTAATTTTGCTGAGGCTGTTGAGGTAAATACTAAGGGTGAAGTATGAGCTTAGTTATTAAGCCGAACAAAGCGCAAGCACTCAACCTTAAGCGACAACTTGAGTTGCTTGCTTTACCAAGAAAAAAACGAGTAAGAATACTTAAAACATTAGGGCGCTATGAGCGAGCTAAAGCACGTAAAAATATTAGAGAGCAAAAAACCGTAACAGGGCAAAAGTTTACGCCTAGAAAAGACGGCAAAAAGAACAAAATACTTAAAAAAATGGGGCGAACATTAGAGCCGTATGTAAAAAATGGTAACCGTTTAGAGCTAAAACATAAGTCGGTATTAACAGGTCGTATTGCTGCGTTACACCAAAAAGGTGGTTTTGAAAAAATGACCGCCAACCGAATGAAAAAAACGCATGGTACGCCTGATTATGATGCGCCATGCACTAACAGACAAGCCATTGCTTTAAGGGTGGTAGGGTTTAAAGTAAAACGCAAAAAAGGCAAGGGCTCCAGAAAAGGCACAGTTAAAGAAATAATGGAGCGATATACCATAGGGCAAGCAGGTTTTATTTTACGACAACTTAGAAATAAAAAAAGTAAAGCAAGTTGGCAAATACCTGTAGAAGCTAGAGCTTTTTTGGGTGATATGCCAATAAACGTGCAAAATGAATTAATTAAAATTTTAGAACAAGTCAACTAACGACGAGGAACAACACTATGCCATTAGGTACAGTACAAGTTAATAATTTAAATTTAGGACAAGGTGACACTGTTGAAATAGAGCGTCATTTTTTGTTTGTTGGTTTGGCTGCTAATGTGGATGAAGAAAGCCAACTGTTTAGCATAAACGCGCAAACAGACTTAGCCGATACGTTTGCTGTTAGTAATTTACGTGATCAGCTTATTGCGGCACAACTTAATGCCGGTCAAAACTGGACAGCAGCAGTATACCCACTCGCGGTAGGTGAAGATGTTTTTGACGCTATTGACAAAGCCAACGAAGTACAAAGCTTTGAAATAGTCGTGTTTTGTGATGCCAAAACATCAGGTGCAGAAATTACCGCATGTCATGATCACTTATTTAGCTTGCAAGCGTCGTTAGGTCGTTTTGTTAGTGGCTTAGTTGCGCTGCCAGGCATTGATCATAACACGCAAATATGGTCGCAATATGAAGCGGCAACCGTAGCATTACAAAACGGGATAGCAGCACACTTAGTGGTAACCGTGCCGCAATTACATGGTAACAATATTGGCGTGTTAGCAGGGCGATTATGTGACCGCAGCGTAAGTATTGCCGATTCACCCATGCGAGTAGAAACAGGGAGCGTGTTAGGTCTTGGCGCTGCACCTAACGACAGCACCAATGAGCCGTTGTCACTTGCCACATTAAATACCTTGTCACAGTCGCGATTAAGTGTGCCGCAATGGTATGACGATTTTGAAGGTATTTACTGGGGCGATGCCTCAACGTTAGATGCCACAGGCGGTGATTATCAATATCACGAACACTTAAGAGCAGTGCATAAAGCGACCCGAAAAGTGCGTGTGTTGGCTATTCGTCGTGTTGGCAACCGCTCATTAAATTCAACACCAAACAGCATTGAGCTAAACAAAAGTTATTTTATGAAGCCACTGCGTGAAATGAGCAAAAGCGCCACTATTTTAGGTACGGTATTCCCCGGTGATATTACCGCACCTGTTGATGGTGATATCACCATTATTTGGACATCAAATAAAAGTGTCGTGATTTACATGGTAGTGCGCCCATACAACAGTCCGAAAGCGATCACTGTAAATATTGCCCTTGACCTAAACAATGGTTAAGCAATAACTAAGCAATAATTAAGCAGTTAGTCCAAATAAAAAAACTAGGAGTATAAACCATGCGTTTATCAGGAATGAATTTTAGCGTGAACTTGGGCGATACCATGATTCATGTAGACACAGCGTCTTTAGCCATTACCGACAACAGCGCGGTAAGCCAAACTGGTGGCGTACCAGACGGTTATGTAGATGGTGATGTAACCGCTAGCGGTGAATTATCGGTTAATGCCAGCAATTTCAACTCAATTTCCAATGCTGCAAAAATGGCGGGTTCGTGGCGCGCAATGAAAACTTTCGACATTTTGTTTTATGCCAAAACCGCTAAAGACGAAATGAAAGTAGAGGCTTTTGGCTGTCGCATCAAGCTGAGCGATATTTTAGACATTGACCGAAAAGGCGGTAGCGCCTCGCTGTTTAAAATTCCGTTTGATGTGACCGACCCAGATTTTGTTCATATTAACGGTGTGCCATATTTGCGACCAGAAGAAATTGAAAACATTCAGCAGTAATTAGACAATATTTTAGTGATCAATAAGGGATAGTAACGATGAACAACATTAATTTTGGTTTTATTAGTGAGTTAGAGGGCGGTGCAACCTGTGTAGGTTATGTGCCAGATGCCGAAAACTCAAAATCGGGCGTTACTGTTGCCACTGGCTTTGATATCGGTCAGCGTTCAAGCGAAGACTTGTACAAGTTATTGCCCAGTGAAGTTGCCGCTAAATTAGTCCCTTTTTGTCAATTAAAAGGATTAGCAGCACAAGAGGCATTAGCCAAAGAGCCTTTAAAAATAACTACCAATGAGACACAGATCATTGATGCGTGTTCAAAAAGGCATTTCGCTAAATTGATACAGCACAGTTACAACCAACGTTCAAAAGTACCATTTGAACAACTGCCAGAGAAAGCACAAACCGTGATTGCATCGGTGGCTTTTCAATACGGCAGTTTAGCTAAGCGTTGCCCAACTTTTTGGAGCCTTGTTATTGAACAAAACTGGTTAGCCATGGTGAATGAATTGCGCAATTTTGGCGACCGATATACAAGCAGACGGCACAAAGAAGCTCATTATTTTATTAATGACGGTATGTGTGGAGCGCATAAATGAGCTGGTTTTCAACAATTTTAGGCGGCAACCCGATAGAAGCCATTGGCAAGGCGGGTGATGCACTTTTTACCTCTGACGAAGAACGTGCGCAATTAAACAACGACTTGGAAGAAATAAAGCAAAAACCGTTATTAATGCAAGCCTTAGCTAATACAACTGCTGCACAGCACAGAAGTGTTTTTGTCGCTGGGGCTAGACCCTTTTTAATGTGGGTATTTGCCTTTGTTATAAACCCTATTTTGCAATGGTTATGGCCTGATGCGGGTACGCCTGAATTACCTCTTGATGTAATGATGGAACTTACTTTGGGTATGTTGGGCTTGGCGGGTTTACGAACAGTAGAAAAAATAAAAGGAGTGGCTAAGTGACACAAGCAATCAACTGGATATTAGTCGCGATCTCTGTCATCGGTTTGGTCTTAACCGTTGTTATGCCGTTAGTGGCTTACTTAAATAGCGTGACAACTAAAACCCGTAACGAATTAAGCGAGCATAAAACCCATGTTGCAGAATTTTACGCTAAAAAAGGTGATGTGACTGAACTGGGGGAGCGCATGGAACGGCAAATGAGCGCAGGATTTAGCAATTTAAAAGAATTAATTAACCAAAAATTTAAGGGAACAACATGAAACAAACAATAATTTTAACAATAGGCGCCGTCGACTTTTCATTTAATGTAACGGTACAAGATCACAATGACTTTGTTGATTCTGCCGCCCGTGGTGAGTCAATGACAGCCGCAGCACATAACTTTGTTATGCGCACCATTGACGAAGAACAAAAAGAAGACTTTAAAAAGTTGCTAGCTGCGTCACCCGGTGCAGAATTGCAAATTGCTAGCAGTCTTAAAGCTGAGTTTTCACCTGTATTGGAAATAAAAGTAAAAAAATAGCCGCGCTGATTGAAAGCATTGATCAGAACGGGCTTGAGCAGCTTTTTATTATTCGCCGTCATTTTCTACCCCAAGAAGATGACAGCGAAAAAAGCTTGGCTTCAGCTGCATGGTTAATGAAGCGACAGCGCGAAGAGTTGGAAACCACTGTAATTAATGCGGTAAGCAAAGCCTTTTCAGGCGGCTAAACCCTGAAAAAATAACGACAAACGTAGCGAGTAGTAAATTTTATGTTACCTAAGCAACTCATGTTCACTGTTGGTTTAATTGACCAAATAACTAAGCCTATCGCTAAGATAAGCAAGCAGTTTAATGGTTTAGCGTCAAACTACCAAGCGGGCTCTATGAAAATGGCGAGCGGTGCGGGTGGTATTGCAGCGGTGGGTTATGCTTTAACTAATGCCTTAAAGCCTGCTATTGATATGGACAGAGCATTATGCGAGGTTAAGTCGCTTGGCGTGCGTGA